AAAGTAGTTCAACGTTGCCTTCCACATAAGATGATGAACTTATCATTTCGAGATGATACTCTATCAGCACTAACAGGCGCTAGCCCCTCCAATCAAACATATTTCATATGCGGAGTGGACTCTATGCCAAACTCCAATGCAGATTCAATGAGATACCAAGTTATAATAACATACAACGTCACATATTTCGACTTCATCGGAAACCAAACACAAAACTAAGTCAGACGAGGGCAAACGGGCTTTAGCCCTTGCCCTCGAAGGTAAGAGATCAGAAAGAAGAAAAAAGCACAAACAAGAAGGATGGGTTAGGGGTACGGGGATATATTTAATTAAGTATGGTAGGGGTAGGATTAGTAGATCTGTTAAATAACTCGTAATCAATAAATTCAATCTTTTCTCCAAGTCTTTCCATCCAGATCCACTTTGTTACTCTTCGTATGAATGCGTTAAAGTTGGGTACTTTGTACCAGTCTTTAGGCAATAAATTAGATGTTAAAATAATTCGTTTACATCCGCCTAGTTGGATTTGTCCTCCTTTGGATTCCAACATCATAGGGTAGCGATCGCATAAACGGAGTAGCGTATCGAACTTAAGCCATCCGTAAAATTCGTCTATGATGACAGTCTCTTGCTGACTATAGCCATCCCACCAATTACTTCTCTGCTTCCAATATCCATCAGGGTATTGATCATTACAGAATCTACTTTTCCCAGTCCCCGTAGGCCCATACAAAACAATAATCTCCATGGCATGATTTCGAGGCTGAATTGAAAGCAATCGGTACGCGGAGAGCGCTCGGTAAGAACGACACCACGTATCGAAATCAAAATCAGCCAACTCTTTATCAGAGGCCCCTTCATCAATCATACCTTTTAACACCACGAGTTTCGAGGTCTTTTTGGCGGACAAACTGCCGAGGAAATCGTCAAGAAGTAATCCCTGGTCGACTCCAAAGGTCAGTAAACCGTACTCCTCTAACTGTGTTAAGGACAGATCCGCATACAAAACATATGCGGAATCTCCATCTAAGTAGTCTTTTAGACAATACTTAATGGCCTCATATTGAGATCCTTTTCTTACTTCCCAATGGGCTCTTGGCAAGAAATTTCTAACAGTACTCAAAGGAACAGGATTATTGAATTCACAATATCCCTGAAAATGTTGAGTTCCATTTTCACCAATTTCTTTGTTAGCAATCAACAGCTTTAATGAATTTACAGTAAACTGTATTTCACCAATTGCTGGATTGTTTAACGTAAAACACCAATTTCTAGATTTACTCATTGCGAAGCAAATTCAAAAGTGAGGTGGTTGGGGTACAGTATTACCCCCAACCACTGGTCCGGGCAATTAGCCCATGGGCTTATGTTTAAAACACTGACGTTTAAACGTCTGAGGTTAGACACAACTTTTTTGGCAAACACGTTTAAACATGCCCCGAAGATATTTCAGACGAAGACGTTTAAACATGCGTCGAGGATACCGTACCCGACTAAGAAGGTACAATAGGACAGCACTAAGAAGACGTTTTAACGTCCGAAGAGGGTTACAATCCCTCCGAGTTAGGGTTCCAAGATATCGGCTACCCGTCGGAGGGTTTCCAAGTAGAAGAACTACAGTACTAAGATATGTCGAAGACTTTTCACTAAATCCTGGAGATGGATCCTGTGCGGTAAACGTGTTTTCCGCCAATAGTTTATTTGATCCAAATGTTACTGGAACTGGTCATCAACCGATGTTCCATGACAACTATTCGCAACTATATGCTAAATATAAAGTTAATAGCGCAACGCTTACCTTTGTATGTCTTAGCAATCACATTGTTAACACATCTACTGAAAGTATATCTAGTGGAACCTCAATCGCAACCAATCAAATCTTTGCAGCTAATGAAAGGGCTGCTAGAATGTTTATCCTCATGGATAATACTGCAAATGATTTCCCGTCGGATTTAGATAATCTAATAGAAGAAGGAAATCCAAGATTAAGATGGAAATACGCCCCTTCTAATACAACAGGACGCATGCACAAAGTAGTTCAACGTTGCCTTCCACATAAGATGATGAACTTATCATTTCGAGATGATACTCTATCAGCACTAACAGGCGCTAGCCCCTCCAATCAAACATATTTCATATGCGGAGTGGACT